GAGCAGGCCCCGCCGAACCCGACACCCCCTCCCGCGCCGGCAGGCGCGGAACCGGGCCGCGATGACAGGAACGGTTACCCGGAAGGGACCCCCCTGTCGGAGATGACCGTCGAGCAGCGCGAAGCCTACTGGCGGGCGATGGCCCGCAAGCACGAGAAGATGGTGAAGGACCGCGCCGACTACGACGACCTGAAGAGGGAAGCGGCGGAGGCGAAACGGCTCCGCAAGGAACGGGAAACCGAGGCGGAGCGCCAGATCCGGGAGGCCCGCGAACAGGCCCGCGCTGAGGCGTTCGCCGAGCTCACCCCCCGTCTGGTGATGGCCCGGTTCGAGGCCGCCGCCGCGGGTCGTATCGACCCCGACCGGATCGCGGTCCTCACCGAGGACATCGACCTGTCCCGGTACCTCAACGACGACGGCACCGTCAACGTCGAGAAGGTGACGGCGAAGGTCGACGCGTGGGCTCCCGCCTCGGAGCGCAAGCCCACCACCCCGAAGCCGGACGCCTCCCAAGGCGCCCGCAACACTAAGACGACCGGCACCGATGTGGGCCGGGAAATGTTCAACGCGCGGCGCAACAAGAAGCCCGCTGCCTGACGCCGTCACGGCGACGTGTGGACCGACATGGACCGCAGCCCCTCCCCACCGCTAGTCCAACAGGAAAGGAATCCGTCATGCCCCGTCTCCGCAGTGAGACCGTCGGCACTGGTGACCAGTCCTGGCTCGGGTCCGCACACGGCATCTGGAACGGCCGCACCGAGACAGTCGACATCAGCGCCTTCACCGCAGGAACCCACTACCCGGAGGGTCGTCTGCCCTCGGGGACCCCGGTCGCGAAAGTCGACGGGAAGCTCGTGCCTTACGACTCCGCCGAGGGCACCACGTCCGGCGCAGGTGTCCTGGCCGGGCACATCCTGACCGATCAGACCGTGTTCGGCGACGCCGACTTCCCGGTCCCGGTGCTCGACCACGGCCGGGTCAAGGCCAGCAAGGTCCCTCACGACTTCGTCGCGCCCGCCGCGGCTGCGAAGCGTGCCGCCGTCACCATCGTCTACGTCTGACAGGGGGTCTGAGACAACATGGCTCTCTGGACCGACATCATCGACCCGGCGACGCTCACCGGGTACGCCCGCGCGTCGATGGCCGACTATGAGGCGCGCCGCGGCACCTTGGCGCGGTGGCTTCCGAACCGCGACATCGGTGACATCGTCGCCCGGTTCGTGCAGGGCGGCACCGGACTGATCGACGCGGCCCGGTTCCGCGCCTACGACGCCGAGATCGAGATCGGGAAGCGCCCGTCGGCGAAGCGTGTCACGATCGAGCTGCCGGCGTTGGGCACGAACATCCCGGTGTCGGAGTACGAGCAGCTTCGGCTGCGGTCGGGCAACGTGTCCGACGCCGCCGCGCTGGCCACCGTCCAGAACACCACCGACGCGGTCGTCCGGTCCGTCGCCGACGCGATCGAGCACATGCGCGGCGTGGTCCTGGCAACCGGTAGGGCGACCATCGACCAGGACAACTTCACCAGCGACGACGACTTCGGCCGTCCCGCGTCCCACCAGCTGGTGGCCGCGGATCTGTGGACGACGCCGGCGGTGTCGCGGCTGGACTACCTCCAGATGATCACCGATGTGTACCGGGACACCACCGGAGAAGACCCAGGTTCCCTGGTCATGTCCAACCGGGTGTTCCGCGCCCTGGCCGCCGGTGACGAGTTCCAGACCCAGCTGCTCAACGGCGCAGCCCGGCAGGCCACCGAGACGCAGGTGCAGGACACCGTCACCGGCGCCGGGCTGCCGCCGATCTTCCGGTACGACCGTCGCGTCTCGGTCAACGGGGTCATGACCCGCCCGCTGCCCGACGACACGATCCTGCTGTTGCCCGCGCCGGTGGACTCGGACGACTGGCAGGGCACCGACCTGGGCGCAACGTTCTGGGGTCGGACCCTGACCTCGACCGACCCGGCGTGGTCGATCGACGACGTCAGCCAGCCCGGGATCGTGGCCGGGGTGTGGCGCAACGACCGGCCCCCGATGGGCATCGAGGTGTTGTCGGACGCGATCGGCCTCCCCGTTCTGGCGAATGCAGACCGCTCACTGGCCGCGAAGGTTCTCTGACCGTGGCCCGGAAGTTGACCGTCGGGGTGGTTCTGCGCCACCCCGACGGCGGCTCCCCCGTGTTCCTTCCAGCCGGGTCCGAGCTGCCCGGCTGGGCGGCCGGGATGGTCGGCGAGCACGCCCTCGAAACCGCCCCGGCCCCGGCCCCGCGCGCCAACCCCGATCCGGTACCTGCCCGGGCCGCCGCCCAGCCGCCGCCGAAGGCCGGGCCGGGGTCCGGTCGGACCCGGTGGGCGGAGTACGCCGACGCGCACAGTGTCCAGGTGCTCGTGGACGACACCCGCGACGACATCATCGCCGCCGTCGCGGCGGCCGGTGTCCCGACCGAGTAAGAGGGCGGTGACGGACGATGCCCGAGCCGATGTTGGTCGCCGCTGACGTTGTCAACGACATCGCCGTGTACCTCGGGTTGGGTGAGGGGTTCGAATGGGCCCGCGCCGAACTGGTCGTGGATCTGGCTGTGACGTTGGCCGAAGCGGTGGTGAGTCCCCTCCCGGCGGCGGCCCGACCGATCGTGCTCACCGCCGCGGTCCGGGCCTACACCAACCCCGAAGGGGTCGACTCGCTGACGGTGGGCGCGACGAACCGGACGTTCCGCAACGCCACCGTGTACCTGACCGACAAGGAACGCGCGGAGCTGCAACGGCTCGGTGACGCCCGCACACTCCGAGGCGCGTTCACGATCAACGGTCAGGGCTCGGCGCGCACCTACCCGGTTGACGCCACGTGATCGACCATCTCGATTCGATCACCGTGGTTCGTCCCGCAACCAGCACCGACGCGTACGGGTCAACGGTCTACGACTGGGCAAACGCGACCCGCACCGTCGTGCACGGGGTGGCGGTGCTCCCGATGTCGCAGCATGAATCGGGGACCGGCGTGTTCCGGGACGTGGTCACCACAGGCTGGCGGGTGTACTCGAAACCGGGTCTCGACATCGACCTAACCGCCTACGACCGGGTCGAGTGGCGCGGCCTCGACCTCGAGGTCGTCGGCGAGGTGGCGCGGTGGCCGCACCCGTTGCGCCGCGGCGCCATCCACCACATCGAAGCCTCGCTGCAGCGGAGGACCGGCTGATGCCGAAGTTCAAGGCCAGCTACGAGGGCATCGGCGCTGCCATGCGGTCCCCGCAGGTCCGCGCCGCTCTCCGGGCACGCGCCGAGCGGATCGCTGCGGCTGCGAAGTCGATCGACGCCGCAGAGGGCGGAAAAGCGAAGATCGGCACTGGTGAGGGCACCCACCCCAATGGGCGCCCGTTCGCCCGCGCCACATCCGATGCGGTGAACAGCGAGTTCGGGACCAGCAAGACCGCCAGGCGGCGCACCTTGGGGCGCGCCGCAGATACCCTGTAGGAGGATCGATGGCCAAGGTTGTGATCACGTTCGCCGCGGACTTGAAGCGGGTCGGGAAGACCGAGGATGTGCCCGACGACGAAGCGGTGGTGATGGTCCGGGAGGGTCGCGCCACGTACGCGACGAAGAAGGACGCCGAGTCGGCCGCGAAGGCCACGAACACGGTCGTTCCCTCCGCGCTACCGGCTAGCTGATGACCCGCCCGGCGGTGCGGTTCCCCGATGTGGAGTTGCTGCTGACCGGGTGGCTACGTGCACAACTGCCGGGAGTTCGGGTAGTCGCCGAGCTCCCCGCGAATGTGGAATCCCACATTCCCTTGCTGTGGGTGACCCGGATCGGTGGTCGGGCTCTGGTCACCGGCCTGGTCGATCAGCCGCGGGTGGATGTGGACGCGTTCGCGCGGTCGTATCAGGCGGCGGCGGAGTTGGCGGTGACGGTGCAGTCGCTGATCCCCACGATGCGGGGCGTGACCACCGGCGGTGGTGTCGTCGCCTATGCCGCTGAGGAGATCGGCCCGAACCGCCGGCCTGAGTACAACCCGCACGTCCGCCGGTTCGGCGCGACGTACGTGCTCACGATCCGCCCAGCCTGACCTTCCTTCACCACGCGCTTTCTGACCCCTTCCCGTCTGGGCATGGGGTGTCTCGTCATGCCCGAAAGGATCTTGAAGTGGCCCCGAATCCGGAACTCGCGCGCCTCGGCGTGACGGGCGCTCTGCGCGTCGCCGCGCTCAGCACGACCATCCCCACCGACCTGACCGCCTGGCCGCCCGGCTGGGCCGACCTCGGCTACATCTCCGACGAGGGGATCACCGAGGGCCGCGACGAGAACCAGGAAACGTTCATCCCGTGGCAGTCGAACTCCCCGATCCGGGTGGAGACCACCTCGGCGACGGAGACGTTCCAGGCCACCCTGTGGGAGACGAACTTCGACGTCATCTCGCTGTACTACCGCAAGGGTCTCGACGAGATGACCGAGACTGGCACCGGCGCGGACACGATGGTGTCGTTCACGGTGGGCGGGAAGCCGAAGCGGGATCTGCGGAAGTTCGGGATCGACGTCATCGACGGCACCTACGCGCGGCGGATCATCCTGCCCTACGCGGAGGTTACCGAGCGTGGTGAGCTGACCTACGTGTCGAACGCGCTCATCGGCTACCAGGTGACGATCACCGCATACGAGGGGTCTGACGGCGTGTCGACCCTCCGTATGTACCGGGAAGGATGGACGTTGCCGGTCGTGGCCCCGTAACAGCGAGTGACATGGCTGTCTGCTGCATGACCCCCTGATCGGGGGCCGCTCGGCGCGTCCGTGGTGAGCGCGACGGGTGGCCCCCACCTCACCACCATCACCACACCCATCACCGCACCATCACCACGGGAGAACTAGGGCATGGACAACAACGCCGACATCGACATGGACGCCATCCTCGCGCAGCGCGAGGAGGCGACCGGCTCCGCGGACTCGTTCGGCTTCACTTTCAAGGGGCAGCGGTGGACCGCGAAGCATCCGCTGCTCGCCGACGACGCATGGGGCGAGCAGCTCGCGGAACTGACCGAGACCGTCGACGTCGCCGCGCACTACATGGGCGAGGAACAGTGGGAGAGGTTCGTCGCGGCCGGCGGCTACGCCGGCATCGTGATCTTCGCGGTCCGTGAGGAGGGTAAGCGGATGACCGCGGAGAACGAGGGGCGCCCTACACGGTCCTCGACGTCCTCGCGGGCGGTCCGGAGGCGACAGAAGCGGACCTGATCGCCACCTACGGCCGCGATGTCATCGCCGAGTTCTGGCGCGGTGAGGTCAGCCTGCGGCAGCTGCGGGTGCTGGTGGCGAACCTGCCGCCGCGGGGGCCGCTGTACCGGCAGCTGCACGGCCATACCTGGCACGACATCGAGCACCTGCTCGCGCAGCTCCTCGATGATGTGCGCCGTATCCCGACGGCGATCTTCCGGGCGCAGGGCGGGAAAGCGAACGACCCGAAGCCGATCAAACGGCCGGGTGAGAAACCGCAGAGGCAGCTCGGTGACCGCGGGGATCATTCCGTCGCCGAGGTCGTCGCCTACCTGGACAACCTGAGCGCGAAGGGAGCCCCTGCGTGACTGCTCCCGGCATGTCGGTAGGCACCGTGTGGGTCGACGTCCTGCCGTCGATGAAAGGGTTCGGCGCGGCGTTGGGGAAGGAAGCCGCGACATCGTCCGCCGCGGCGGGGGCGGTCGCCGGCCGCGGGTTCTCCACAGCGATGCTCGCCGGGGTCGCCGCGATCGGGGTCGGGGTCGGCGCGGTGGGCGCGGTCCTGCTCGGGGTGGGCAGAACCTTCCAGGAGGTCACCAACACGATCCGGGTGGGGACCGGCGCGACCGGGCAGGCGCTGCAGGCTCTGGTGGGTGACGCGAAGGCGGTCGGGGCGAACGTGCCCGCCGATTTCAAAGATGTGGGTGTCGCGGTCGCGGACCTGAACACCCGGCTGGGTTTGACCGGTGCACCGTTGCAGGCCGCCGCGACTCAGTTCCTGAACTTGTCCCGGATCACCGGCACCGATCTGCAGACGAACATCGCGTCGGTGACGCGGGTGTTCGGTGACTGGGGGATCGCGTCGGGGGACCAGGCGAACGCCCTGGACGCGATCTACCGGGCGTCGCAGGCCACCGGTGTCGGTATCGACTCGCTGTCGACGAACGTGGTCAAGTTCGGTGCCCCGCTGCGTCAGCTCGGGTTCTCCTTCGAGGAGTCCCTGGCGATGCTGGGGAAGTTCGAGAAGGAAGGTGTCAACACCGAGCTCGTGATGGGTTCGATGCGGATCGCGCTGGGGAAGATGGCGCGCGCCGGTGAGGAACCAATCGACACCTACCGGCGGGTCACCGAACAGATCAAGAACGCGGGGTCTGCGGGTGAGGCGAACGCGTTAGCCCTGGATCTGTTCGGCGCGAAAGCGGGCCCGGACATGGCCGCGGCCATCCGGGAGGGCCGATTCGAGATCGGCGAGCTGACCGACCTGATCGTGAACGGCACAGAGACGATCAACGATGCTGCCGCGGACACCATGTCGTTCACCGAGACCTGGCAGATCTTCAAAAACCGGGTCCTGATCGCGTTGGAGCCGTTGGCGACGAAGCTGTTCAAGGCGCTCGGCGACGCGATGGGCTGGTTCCTCGCCGTGGGCGCCCCAGCGCTGGCGCAGCTCGCGGCGACCGTATCGACCGTGCTCGGGCCGGCGCTGACCACCCTGGGAGGGTTCCTGGCCTCGACGGTGGTGCCGGCGTTGATGGGGTTCGCCCGGTTCCTCTACACCGCCCGAACCCCGATCACGGTGATCGCCGGGGTGATCGCCACCCTGTTCCTGCCGCACCTGATCGCGCTCGGGGTGACGGCGACAATCACTGCCGCGAAGACAGCGGCGGCGTGGGTTGTCATGCAGGTCTCCGCGATCCGGGCGGCGATCGTGCATTCCGCGCAGGTCGTGGCGATGGTCGCCGGGTGGGTACTGCTCGGGGCGCGGGCGTTGCTGCACGCCGGGTTGATGGGTCTCGCGTGGGGGATCGTCGGGTTCGAGGCGGCGAAGGCCGCGGCGGCGCATCTGCTGCATGTGGTCCGGATGGTCGCCGGGTGGGTGCTGCTCGGGGTGCAGTCGATGATCGCCGCGGCGAAGGTCGCGGCGGCGTGGTTGATCGCGATGGGCCCGATCGGTCTGGTCATCGCCGCTGTTGTCGCCGTGGTCGCTCTGATCATCGCGAACTGGGACACGATCAAGGCGGCGACGATCGCGGCGTGGAACGCGGTGGTCGCCGCGGTACGCACCGCCTGGGAGTGGATAAAGCAGGCGTTCAACACGGCCGTGGCTTTCCTGCGGGGGGTCTGGACGGCGTTCTGGGGGACCGTCACCTCCGTGGCCACCACCGTGTGGAACGCGGTATCCGGGTTTATCGGGTCGGTGTGGGGTGCGATCCGATCGGCGTTCTCGACGGCGGTCGCGTTCCTGTCGGCCCTGTGGACCGGCTACTGGAACATGGTCCGCGCCGTCGCCACCACGATCTTCAACGCGGTCCGTGCGGTGATCGACGTGGTGTGGGGTGCGATCCGGTCGGCGTTCACCACCGCCACCACATTCCTGTCCGGGCTGTGGACGACGTACTGGAACAACCTCCGCACCAACGCCACCACGATCTTCAACGCCATCCGCGCCGTCATCGACGTGGTGTGGGCGGCGATCCGCGCCGCGTTCAACGCCGCCACCACGTTCCTGCGCAACCTGTGGGCGAGCTTCTGGAACACCCTGCGCCAGGTCGGCGAGACCGTGTTCAACGCGATCCGGTCGACGATCGGCATCGTCTGGTCGGTGATCCAGAACGCGTTCCGCACCGCCGTCTCGACCGTGCAGGGTGTGTGGCAGGGCTTCTGGAACAACCTGTCGTCGGTGGCATCGACTGTGTTCAACACCATCAAGCGGACCATCGACACGGTTATCAACGGGATCATCGGGGCGTTCCGGTTCGTCGTCGCCCAGATCGGGACCATCTGGAACGGGATCCGCCGGCTCCTCGCCGCCCCCGTCAACTTCATGATCGGCACCGTGTTCAACAACGGCATCGTGCGGGCCTGGAACTTCGTCGCCGGGCTCCTCCCCGGCGTCGGCCCCATCAGACCTATCGCCGGTATCCCCGCATTCCGCGAAGGTGGCCCCATCCCCGGCCGCCCCGACCAGCCGGTGCCGATCATGGCGCACGGTAACGAGCACGTGTGGACCGACGAAGAGGTGCGCGCCGTGGGCGGGCACCGGGCGGTGGAACGGCTACGGCAGCGAGCCCTCGAACACCCGGTCGGCCTGAACACCCTCAACTCGGGGAAGGTGACCGAGGGCGCCGACCACGAAGGTCCCGGCGTGTCCAGCATCGGGTTTGGCGGGGTGAAACCGCACGTCGCTCGGGCCGGGCATTTCCTCAAGCGAATGTTCGGGATCGCCACGGTCGGCGGTGTCGGGTCCCGCCCCGGCCCGTCGGACCACCCCCGCGGCCTGGCCCTGGACTTCATGACCTACCGCGACCAAGCCAAGGGCGACCGGCTGGTCAACTACCTGCTCCCGCGGGCCGGGCACTTCGGGGTGAAGTACGTCATCTGGAAGCAGCGGATCAACTCCGGCTCCGGATGGAAGGGCATGGCCGACCGCGGGTCGGTCACCGCAAACCACTTCGACCACCCGCACGTGTCGTTCCGCGACGGCCCCGGCGGCGCCAGCGGATTCGCCAACACCGGAGGGGACTCGTGGTTCAACCCGATCCCCGGGATGATCCGCCGGTTCTTCGAAACCGTCACCAACCCGCTGCTCAACCGACTCCCCGGCGAGCCGCCCCGGTTCCTGAACATCCCCAAGGAGTTTGCCCGGTTCGCCCGCGACAAGGTCCTCGATCACCTCCTCAGCGCGGCCGGCCCGGAGGACGGCGGCGGCGGCGGGGCCGGGTCCGGGCCGGTGCAGGAACAGGTTCGGGCCGTCGCCAAACGCTACGGCTGGGGCGGCGGCTCGGAATGGGCCGCGCTGGACCGGCTCATCCAGAAAGAGTCGGGCTGGAACCCGACCGCGCAGAACCCTAGATCAACCGCGTACGGGCTGTTCCAGTTCCTCAACTCCACGTGGGGGACGGTCGGGGCGACCAAGACCAGCAACCCGGGCTTGCAGGCTGAGGCCGGCCTCAAGTACATCCAGCAGCGGTACCGCACCCCGAGTGGGGCGTTGGCGTTCCACAACCGCAACAACTGGTACGACAACGGCGGCTGGATGCCGCCCGGGTTCGGCGCCTACTTCAACGGCACCGGCAAACCCGAGGCGGTCCTGACCAACGAGCAGTGGAAGATGCTGGCCGAACGCGCCCAAGGCGGGGAGGGGCGCTCGGTGGTGGTGAACATGGAGGTTCACAACCCGATCGCTGAACGGGCCAGTGACACCGCGGCCCGGAAGCTGCGGACTGCCGCTGCGCTCGGGATGTTCGGGTGAGCGCCGAGACCCTGACCGTCAACGGTGTCGACCTGGCCACGCTGGTGTACCTCGACGAGTCCCCGAAGCTGTTCACCGTCCCCGCCCGGCGCGGCGACAACCTGGTCATCCCGGGTCGGCACGGCGCGTTGAAGCTGCCGCGGAAACTGTTCACCACCGGCGAGATCATCTTGTCGATGCGGATCCTGGGTCACGACCCGGACCAGCCGTTCCCGACCGGCTCCGCGGCGCCGCAGGAGTTCCACGATCGCGCCGACCAGGTGCTGCGGTTGTTCACCGCCGAGCAGATCACTATCGATCACGGCCGCCCGGACGGTTCGATCCGGCGAGCCGTCGGTGAGGTCACCGACGTCCTTGACCTCACCCGGTCCGGGAACGGCGAGTCGGCCGGGAAGCTGTCGGTGTCGATTGAGCTCACCGACCCGTTCTGGTCGGACCTGTTCTCGGTCACCGCCGGCCCGCACCTGTTCTCCACCGGCGGCACCCAAGCGCTGACCGGTTTCGCCGGGGCGACGGCGCCGATGGATGAGCTGGTGGTGACGTTCGGGCCGGGTTCGAACCCGCAACTCACCCAGCCGTCGTCGGGTTATCTGCTGGCCTACGACGGGGTGATCAGTTCGGGGCGGGAGTTGCAGGTCAACTCGGGGACCTGGTCGGTCGGGTCGGGGTCAGGCACGGCTTGGACCCCAGATGTGACGAAGCTGCGGTTCGGCCCGGAGTCGCGGTTCTTCACGTTGCAGCCCGAGCCGGGCGGGGTGGCGCCGACGGTGCGGGTCACGCACACCGGCGGCGGGCAGATGTCGGTGACGCTCAGCGGGAAACGTAAATACCTCACGGGGTAAGGGGAGCAAGGCATGGCGCAGATGTATCGGCAGGCGTTGGCTAAGGCCCTGAACAAGGAGGTCAACTGGCTGGCTGACGACATCCGCGTCACCCTCCACTCGTCGACGTACACCCCGAACCTGGACACCCACGCCTACGTCAGCTCGCTCTCTGCGGAGTTGGCTACGGGGTCGGGGTACACCTCGGGTGGGCAGTCGCTGGCGTCGAAGACGTCGACGTACACGGCGGCGAACTCGTGGGGCACGAGCCGCGCCAACTCCACCGCCTACGCGGTCGACCGGGTGGTCCGCCCGGCGACCGGTAACGGGTTCCTCTACCGGTGCGTGATAGCCGGCACGTCAGCGTCAACGGTCACCACCCTGTCCACGGTGATTGGGCAAACCACCGTGGACGGCACCGTGACCTGGGAGAACGTCGGCCGCGGCATCCTGGTCCTCACTGCCGCCAACGTGGCGTGGGCGGCGGCGTCGTTCACCGGGGTCCGCTACCTGGTCCTGTCCGATCGCACCCCGGGCACCGCGGCCACCCAGCCGCTGCTGGGCCTGGTCGACTTCGGCGCCGACCAGGCCGGGCAGGGCGGCACATTCACCGAACAATGGTCCGACCAGGGAATCCTGCATCTGTTCATGCCCTAACGCGTCGCCGCCCATCTCTGCCCGTTGTTCGTTCGATGTCGGGTCGGGGGTGACGGGTGACCGTCCAGTTCCGCGCCGCCACATCCGGGTCCGGTGGGACCAGCACCAACGTCGTCCTCAACCGGCCCGCCGGGGTCGTCGAGGGCGACCTGCTGGTCGCCGTGTTGGGGTCGGACCGGGACGGCACCCTCGCCGCGATGACCGCCCCCGCCGGGTGGACCGAGCGGGGCGCGCACACGCAGACGTCGTGCGGGTTCGTCACGGTGTGGACGAAGATCGCGGGCGCGTCGGAGCCGACGTCGTACACGTTCCCCGATTCGACGTCCGCGGACGCGGTCGGCGGGATGCTCGCCTTCCACTCCTACGACCCTTCCGCGCCGTTGGCGGTGGCGCCGGTGTTCGCGTCGTCGGCGACCGCGGCCACCTCACACCCGGCGCCGTCGGTGACCGGGGTCGAGGGCGGGATGCTGGTCACCGCGCACTTCGGTGGGGCCAACGCGAACGCGACCCGCTCCTACACCCCGCCGTCGGGGATGACGGAGCGCGTCGACGTCGGCCCGAGCAGCTGGACTGTGCTGGGGGTCAACACCCAGTCGTTGACCGCGGCCGGGGCGACCGGCACGAAGACCGCGACCTGCTCCGCGTCGGTCCCGTACATCACGACGACGCTGGTCGTCGCCCCCACATCTGCCACCCCGGTGACGGTCACCGACACCCCGCACGCCGCAGCTGCGGGCACACCGCGGGAAACGCTCGACATCGTCGTCGATCCGAACGTGACCCGGGTGGACTCCCCGGCCGGCGCGCAGGTCGGCACCCCACGGGACGTTCTCGCGGTCGGCGTGACCCGCCTGGACACCCCCGGTTCCGGTGGGGCCGGTAACCCGCCGTCGGCCCGGCTGATCGACCAGGCCGCGCTGCCGTCCAGCGGCGAGCTGGCGGTGCTGTGGTGGGCGATCCACCCCACCACCGGCACCCGGGTCGCGCTCCCGGACGTGGCGTCCTGGACGCTGTCCCCGATCCTCAACTCGCCGGGCGCTCTGTCGCTGAACTACCCGGCGGATGGCCTGAACTTCGCCACCCTCGACCAGTTCGTCACCGAACGCCGCGACCTCGAGGTGGAGATCTGGTTCCGCGGCCGGGCGCAGGGCGCGTTACGCGGGGTGTTGTGCGAGAAGTCCGGGGATCTCGTCGAGGCCGGGGCAGTGTGGAGCTTCGGCGGGCACTTCCTCGAACACCTGATGTCGCAGATCGTGGTGGCGCCGCACGCGCCGGACCCGAAGAAGGAAACGGTGTTCTCGGCGGTGTCGCCGGGCACGGTGATGGCCACCCTGATGCAGCGGGCGCATGCCCGGGGCACCGCCACCGACATCACCTTCGGCTCGTTCTCCGCGACCGTCGACAGCAACGGGGTGGCGTGGGACAAGTCGGTGACCGCGACCCTGTCCCCCGTCCAGACCACCTACCTGCAGGTGCTCGACAGTTTGGTGGAGCAGGGCGCGTGCGAATGGGAGATCACCCCGGCTCACGAGCTGCGGCTCTACGTCGCCGGGTCCCGCGGCGTCGATCGCACCGTCGGGGCGAACCCGGTGGTGCTGCGGCGGGGCCGCAACCTCACCGACGTCCCGTCGAAGGTGTCGTCGCGGGACGGCGGCACCGACCTGTGGGGCGTCGGCGGCGAAGGCCTGTACCACCTGGAGTTCGACGTGACCGCCCGCGCGACCCGCGGCCGGCAGGTGGAGCGGGCGTTCTCCGCGAACGGCGTCAACGACGCGGGCGCGCTGGACGCGTTGACCACCGCGAAGCTCCCGGCGATCACCGGTGGGGTCCGGGAGGTCACCCACGGCATCCTGTTCGGGGTCGATGACCCGCTGCCGCTGACCGGGTTCAACATCGGCGACTGGGTGTATTCCAACCCGGGCAAGGGCTCGACCGGTGCGGGTGGCGGGAACGAACGGCTGCGACTCAAGCAGTGGTCGTTGTCGCGGGACGCGGCCCGTAAGTACACCGGCACCATCACCCTCAACGACTTGTACGCCGAGCAGCTGGTGCAGCTGCAGCGCCGGCTAGCGGCGCTGCAAGGCGGACAGCTGGTGGTGGGCACCTCCACCCCGCCACCCGCGGACGACAACGTCCCCCCGGCGGCCCCTACGGGGGTGGTCGTCAACTCGGAGTGGTTCGCCGACGAGTCGGGGCTCACCGGGTACGCCGCAGTGTACGTGTCGTGGTCGGCGGTCACGACTAACGCTGACGGCACCCCGATCACTGATCTCGCCGGGTATCGGGTGCGGTGGCGGCGGGCGGTGGGTCCGTCCGGGCCGGGGCCGTGGACGGTGTTGACGCCGACGTCGTCGACGTCGGCGTCATTCACGGCGGGCGCCGGGGTGGCCGTGCAGATCGAGGTGGCCGCGCATGACCGGGCGGGGAACATCTCGGCGTGGAGCGCCACCGTCGAGATCGTCACCGAGACTGACACGACCGCGCCCCCGACGCCGTCGATGCCGACGCTCGATCCGTACCTGGGGCAGCTGCGGATCAAGTGGAACGGGTTGGGGTCGGCTGGTGAGGTGATGCCCCGCGACCTGGACCGGGTCGAGGTGCATCTATCGCAGGCGTCGAACTTCACCCCGACCGCCGCCACCCGGATTGATCATTTCTCCGCGGTCAGTGGGGAGCGGATCGCGACGGACCTGTCGTACGGGGTGACGTACTTCGTGCGGTTGGTCGCGGTGGACCGGTCGGGTAACGCGTCTGCCCCGTCGGCGCAGGCGTCGGCGGCCCCGGAGCAGGTTGTCGGGGCGGACATCTTTAACGGTGCGGTGGGGTCGGCGAAGCTCGCGGACTTGGCCGTCATCACCGCGAAGATCGACAACTTGGCGGTGAACGACGCCAAGGTCGGGAACCTGTCGGTGGGGAAGCTGACCGCGGGGGTGCTGTCGGTAGCGGTCACGAACTCCGGGATCATCCGCTCAGGCACGACGGGGCAGCGTTACGAGCTGGACGCTGCCGCGCTGCGGTTCTACGACAGCGCGGGCACGCAGACGGTGCAGCTCAACGGGGCGACGAACTGGGTTTCCGGGGAGATCCGCTCCGCGCTGACCGGGCCACGGTTCGTGATCAACCCGGGTGGGGCTGCGCCCGACGAGCTCCGGTTCTACCCGAACAGCGGCAACCAGTACGGCGTGATGACGACCGTCACGTCGACGGGTGACTTCGGCCCGCAGAGCGGCTTGTCGGTGAAGGCCCATTCCGGGCGGGCCGACAACTTCTCCGGCCAGCTCCAGGTGTACCCCGACTACGCCGCCATGTCGTGGGGCGCGACGAGCATCCAGACGGTGCCGCACCAGATCAGCATGCTCGCGCCCCGATTTCACTTCGCTGTCGACCGGGACAGCGCCTACGCCGATGACGGGGTGATGCGGTTCGGCACCCGCGACCCCAACGTCACGGCAGGTTTCATCAATGTCACCGTAATCGAATACCAGACGAGTTCTGGCAATGAACCGTCCTGGCGGGTCCCGAGCCGGGATGTCGGGCTCGCGTTCGGGACCAGCTTCACCGGGTCGATCAACGGCGCCTCGTCTGCCTACGTCCCGCACCGGGCGTCGGCGTTCAACGTGTTCACCTCGACCCGGGCCACGAAGACCGACATCGCCGACCTCGACTACCCAGGCGGCGCCCTGGCCGTGCTGCGGCGGGCGAAGGTGCAGAAGTGGCGACGTATCAATGAGGTCGCCGCCGCCCCACC